AACATTAATATTATTAATATTATCAAGTTTAAACTTAGAGCTAATGTACTAAATCCCGTCATAAGTTGCGGTTTTGTAATTAACTCTACTAACGGAATCACAGCCATTATTAGCAGTATATTTCCGTATAAGAATGTTAGGCCTTTGCCAAATAATTTTTTCATATCTTTTTAAATATAATTCCTGCTAACTCACAGTCAATACGTGATTCTTTACTACGCTCGTCTTTCATTCGAGGACAGCCGAACAGATTATCAAACATACATCCTCTGCATCCAGATTTGCGCGTAACAGCACGTACAATTACACCGTTAATATTAGCAAATTGTCCTGGTTTTGGAGTTTTCATACGCGTTTAATTAAACATGTCGAATCTGCTTTGATTTCTACATTGTTTTTTGCGATAATGCATGAATTGTTTTCTGCTGTTATTTTTACATTGTCTTGTGCTTGTATATAACAGGTATTTGTTGCTTTAACTGTTACGTTATCTAGCGCAAATGCCATACAATGTTCAATCTCTATCTTTGAATTGTCTTCTGCTAGTACTAAGCTACAATATTTGATGGCAGCTTCTGCATTACCAGATACATTTATATCGCCACACCAATCTGCATGTATTTTCGAATTATCATAACAACATACGTTGCTATTTTTACACATTGCAATCGTATTATCTCTAAGTATTACAAAACCATCTCTGCAATATACCAGTGAATTTTCTCCAATTGCATTCATCATTTCGTTTTCAACAAATATGCACAGGTTTTTGTCATCTGGTAAATATTTTGCTTCATAATTAGTCTTGTTGTAAAGTACGCCAACCTTTTCAAATTGAGATTTGTATCTTTTCAGATATGAATTTTGTATAATACCTTTACCACATAGAGAAAAGAACTCTTTTCTTATGTAGGCTGTCAATTCTTCTTTTGAAAGAATTGGTTCAATTCTTGCTCTTCTACAAAAGCTTTTAAGAAATTGTTCAAATGTTATCATAACCAAATTCTAGTTTTTAGTTCAACTCTGATTAATGGTTGAAGTTGTCTTAATTGACCAAATCTATTTTCTCCAAGTATATTTGTACGTAATACTTTTGTTACGTTACCATACTCAAAGTATAAGTATTGGTCTAGTTCTACAATGTAAACAGCGATTATGCCATCTCTGTTTACATTGTATACTTTTTCCCAGTTTTTAGACGGTTCTCGTTCTATTGTTCTTAAACCGTTTAATATTTTCTTAAATGTAGTTTTATTTACACGCAAGATGTATTTTGGGATTTTGACAAATTCATCCTTATTTAACACTACTGGCTTATTACCAGCTGGTGAGCTGGCCAGCAACTCATTACCTTTGGCTTTATGAACCAGATAATAAGCGCCAACCAGCGTACCATTTGTTGTTATCCTTCGTACAATGTCTCCTGCTTTCATTTTCTTATAAGTCTAGGTTTGTACCTAATGAGAGATACTATTTGGCCATTCTTAACTTTAATACCTAATGTAGGCTTCAAGTTATTCTGACCACATAGTTTTACGTAATCTAGAACGGTTTGTGATATAGGAATGAGTTCCTCGATACCATTCTTTTCGTCTTTGTAAACAGCGTAGGTTTTTACCTTACCAGACTTTGATTCAGTCTGAACGTACTTTACAATACATTCAGTTTTACACAACACAGTGTCTGGTTTTACAGTTGTCTTTGTTTGACCAAATACGTTTTTGGTAAACAATAGCATAATCATCATGATAAATGCTATAATGAGCCACTTAGGGTCTATTTCAATTTCTTTTTTCATTTTGATAATGATTCTATGTAAGTTAAACACTTAGTGATGATGTCACGCTTTGCTGCAAAGATGTCTTTGTAGAGCTTTCTTTTTGGATAGAGAAATTTATCTTTGCCTTTGTTGCTATATAAAGCGAATGCCTCGAAACATATTATTTTGTTATAAGACATAACACCCGCACATGTAAGTACCATTATTACAATACTATATTTTTCTCTTATCCAGTCGATAACATCATTACACTTAGGAATAGAAGTACATTGATGTTCACCAGAATATTCGTACCAATATTTGCGCTTCTCCGCATTCCAATTCATGGGTCTATCGACCTTGATTTGATTGCCTGATGCGCAATGATATGTTGAACACGGTAAGTTGTATCCAAGTTTACGTAATCGTTTAGCTTGGAGAAGTGTTACTCTATTATTCATTTTGTTACAATAAATGTTCCTTCCAACTTACAGCCGTATGCCTGTAACAGCTCTTTTAATGAGCGGTTTAGACATTTGGCTGCTTCTGGCGTACATTCGGTAAATAGCATGGTTGAATTACCACACTTAAACCACATACGCCTTCTCTGATTACCTAGTTTATCGACTGTTTTAGTCTTTTTTCCTAGGTTGATGGAGTTGATTTTGAAATCTCATACTAGATGTCTTGGAAGAATTGTAATACTTTCCCTACTGGTTGTCCGAGTACAGATGAAACAAGTTGTACATCATCTTTGTCTTCAATTCCCGTAAAATCAATAAATTGATTGCTACGATTGAAGTGTAGAGTGATGTTGAACTTTTTTAATTCTATTTCTCGAACAGGAGTAAAGGTTACTTTAAATCCATGACCATAGAACTCTTTGAGCTCTTTTTTGGTCATACCGTTTTTAGGAGGATTACGCCATACTTTGACGTATTTACCTTTTTCAGCATCGTAGACATAGGATTTGCGCCTATGCTTAGCGAAAGATTTGCGTTTCTTTTCGCCTTCGATATGAACGGTCTTGCGTAACTTGGGCAGCATTGCTTCTGTGAGAATGGTTGGTTTTTCTGAATTACCTTTCTTATTCATACCTTGTCTTTTTAGATTACAAACCCAAATCTTCCCCTTCTTGTTGTTTCTTCCACCAACGCACAACAGATTCGTACTTCTGTGTCACTTCAATCATGCGACCACCTTTGAGTACAATTACTGCGTTTCCGCCTTCGTCTTCAAAAATGTGAGATACATCTTCAAAATCAATACATACTCTCTTGTTGATAGTATTGTTTTTAAAACATTTCAACATCATAATATTTACCCCATAGCAGGATTTAATTAAGCTATGATTAAATTGCCACTTTCGTGACCACACCAGACAGTTCCTATAAGTGTTACTATTATTCACACAGGGGCTGACAACAATTAGTGCACTAGTAGGTAATAAGCCTACATTTCTCCGACAGCATGGAGCGTAATCTATATGTTATACGATAGTGCTGGAACGATTTAGTTTCTGGGGTGAATCGTTAATTATGCATTTTACACCTAAAACTTACTGAATGTAAGAAACTGGTGTCCTCAATGACTTGGAAAGTTATTAAGTTTTTTGGTATAATAGTTACTGCTAAATTCAAATAAAACAAAAGTGCTTGTCTTCACAGATTTACACTTTCCAAATTCCGTAATCCTTTCATCTTTGCAGACTACTCAGCGAAATTTCGTATCAATTCCATTTCTTTCACCTTCACAGGTTACTTTGCGAAATATAATTCTTTTTACTATGAAAAATTAAAAACGTCGTTCGTTCTCCCTTCTGGATTTGCACCAGAATCTTCATAATACCTATGATGCTCTGACTAGATTGAGCTAAGGGAGAAATGTGTAAAAATCCCATCAATCACAATATATGGATAAACTACACATAAATATTATTGTGCACAATAATATTCGTTTTGTTGATAAGGCTTTATTAATAAATAATAGCTCGGATTCGGTTATCAGCCTCCTCTTTTACTCTTATATGTCCACATACACATAAAAGTGAGTTTCTCGTTAGGTGAGACGCAAACTATTCAACGGGCCGTAAGCTATTGGCCATATATGATTGCATTCATTCGCTTACCCCTTCACTATTTATACAGGCTTAGGACTGTCACTGTGGTGTGGCTAGTTTAGGTAATACTATAAAAACACTACTATTCTCACGAACCGTAGTATTAGAAAGAAAATTATATATCAACGTCGTTCATTCTGTTGTTTATTCAAATATCTTCAACCATTGTTCCTTGGTTATTTTTACTTTGTTTTCATATAAAGATTGATAATTCCAAGCATAGTTAGATATTGTTTCTAGAACTCCTTTTTCATACCATAAACCACTTGTATTTAACACTGCTACTGCAAATGTTATACAGCTATTTTGTACAATGATATATGTTGTGTACTTGTTCTTTGAAGTTCCAAAAAAGCTGTTAAACACAACATAGTATTTTTTATTATTCATCGAACTGTTGTTTTATAGGTTTGTAGGGAGCTAATTCATCTCTTTCGAGATTTGTTAAAGAATCAATGCGCCATTTTTTGTTTAAATAATTTGAACCTGCGTCTGTTTCTAACACAGTATCATCTTCTGCTAGATTTGTGGAGTCTAGGAGGCTTTCTACTGCGTTGTAGTACGCGTTGTATGCTTTAATAACCTCAACCTTGTACGGAAGAGTGTTAAAATTGGCCATTTCTAATGGGGTGAGCATTTTGTAACCCCAAGATGACATCACTACGATATGTGTGATTATGCCAAGTACTGCCCCGATGAGGAGCAGAATAAGACTTTTGATAAATCTTTTCATATATAACGGGTTTAAGTTTTATCATTAAATATAATTAGGTTTCAGTTTTCCGTGTGAAACACTCTCAAAAGCCACGTGTTGATTATTTATACTAGTCAATCCGAACTAGTTGAAACCGTACATAATTTCGACATAGAAAGATGCATATTAGAGTACGGTTTGTAATATAGTTAATTCAGAGGGTTAGACCTAAGTGGCGTTACTCATACATTAACTATATAAAATAAAGAGCAGCAGTGTGGCAACCTTTGTTGTGTGCTCAAACGCTAAGCGAACCACTGCTGTAAATGTTCAATGCGGATAAGCCTGCCTACTGCGTAACTTGGTGTTACCAAGGTGTTACGCTACCTCAGATTACATTCTCCTTACTGAGGAGATGCAAAATCCCTTACATCAGATGATAATTACCATCGGCATCGCAAGATTTGATAATTTTTTCCATAGAAGCGCCGTAGAATACATAACACATCATCCCTAATGCGTTAGTAAAGTATAGAGTATCTTTATTGAAAGTCTCTCTATATTCACCTCTAATAGCTTTACCAAATAAATCTTGAATACCTTCGATACCGAACTTATATTCGGCTTCTGATGTAAAACTAACGATAAGATGAACATAGTTATTATAGATTGTAACTTCTGCCCAACGTACGGCGTTATCACCGTATTTATCGTTAATTTGTTTGTAAATCTCTGGATATGTGCGTTTGATATAACGCTCTAACCAGTATTTACAATTGAAGGATATTATTTCTACTGAATTTTTCATAGAAATATTAAAATACCCCAACTTTACACAATTCTTACTAAGAACTATTCACAGGTATATGTCTGCTTTTATGTGCAGAGTTCCTCTTTGTTGTATGTGTGAGTTCACACGCCACTAGAAAGCTCATTCGCCGTTTAAATCCTGTCTCTTCTCGGAATACTATCTACTGCTTTAATGTTAATATTAAACCAGGATGTACCAGGATACCTTTTCAGGCTCTCTTTTGCTCATACGATGTTTTGTAAAAGATGTCTAGTGTTGTATAGACCGCTCACCATGCTACATGAAGTAGTTTAGGCTTCTTTGATTTTATAACTAAATCCCTATACCGACTTAATTAACCAATTATACTATTGGAAGTACACTTATCCTTGTGCTAATGTTTAATGGATTAAATATAAAACAGCGTAAACCTTATAGCTGTATCAACATAAGAAAGATTACTAATCAGTCTTAGTCATTTCACTTTTTTACCAAGTGTGTGTTCACTTACCGCGTACCAACGGTATCGCCTTTTAGCTGGTCTTTTTCTTGGCTTCCAACCAGCACCCTTTCGGGCTATTCCGCAGTGATTCGACGTTATATGCGGATGGGTACTATACAGACTACTCACCATAGATTTCTCCTTAGGCTTCTGCGTACTTTTACATAATCCTCCCTGTACCGAGTATTATAACCAATTACTTGGAAAGTTTCTATTTATGAGAGCATGTTTAAATGCTCCAAAAAACAGACCGCCCTTCGGCAGTCCGTTCGTCGTTTAGCCATATATTAAATATGGCTATTCCTCGTCTTCCTCGTCTTCGTTGTCAACGGGTGCGGTTTGTGAAATGTTACCATTTTTCACAGTAGTTTCACTTCCATCAATTGGTGTCAAACGGCCTTTTGCGATGCCGTTAACAAGGCCAGATTTAGCCAATTGTACGGCTTGTTCGCGGTCACCCATTACGGCTAAATGGTATGTTTTGATAGTTCTGGTTTCTCCATCCCTTTCAAAGGTAACACCTTCAAAGTCTGATATTTCAGACACAGGAATATCGAAACAATTTATTTCGGGGATATTAATGCCAATTGGCATAATCCCTAGGAATTCCTTATAAGCGGCCATGCGCTTAAATTTGCCGTTCTCCCCGATTAGTTCGGGAAAGATGCGCGATAAATCAAAGCTTAATGTGTAAGAGTTAGCAGAGCCGAAAGCCCCTTTTGCTAGCATAGTAGCTAGCGAGCTGCTTTTTTCAGTTGTCGGACTGAATACACACGTTACAATTGATGTGTTAGAAGCTTTATATGTGGCTTCGTCTTGGATAATGTTAATTAGTTGTGCCATTGTTGTTTTGTGTTTGTTAGTGTAATGTTAATGTTATCCCCACAATACGCACGCCACATATAATAATGTGCGTGGGATAGAACATGTGGGGGTGTTTCCATCCGATAGTCGATACAGGGGTCAGATTTATTGCTATTACTTATTTTTACATTCACAAAACAATTTTAAAATAAAAAATTTTAAAAATAAATATCCCCAGTTGAACTTAATCAACCAGGGATATTCTAGAATTACGAAACCCTTCTGGGGTTAAACTAGCAACAAATGCATTATTTGTTTCTTGCATCTCTTTTATCTCATCTTCTGTCATTTGTTGATAATGTTGTAACTTTTGTATACCATTTAGAAAGGCGTTTTGCTGCTCCCTTAATTTGTTTTGATGTTTCATCTGTTGTATATGGACCTATAAATCGTAAGTACTCCACCTCAGTCATGTGATATGGGTCATTACAGTAAAACTCCATTGAATTAATTAGTGCGGCTTTTTGTCTAGCGTAAGTTTGTAATTCATCGGTATATACTGTAAATTTACAATGCTCTTCTTGTGTCAATTCTTTACCTTTAAATAGTTTTTTCTGCAATTTAAATAATTCTTTCCTTTTCTTTACACTTGGCCTTATTGGTATTATGCTGAACGCTATATTCTTTGGGTTTATATCTATTTGTTTCATTTGCTCGACATATTGTTGATACAGACCAGCTGCTTGTTGAAAATCTTCTAAACTCATTGATGATTTTATACCCATATTGTTACTTCTCCTCCCTCTATTGTTTTACATTTTACGGGTGTCATAGCCTATATTTGTGCCAATAATCCATCACCTACATATACAAAATTACCATCTTTATCCACGATTCTTTTGGTATTCTTTCGTGTATTCTCAACGCTAATCATGGCCAAAAATCTACTTTATTTTCATCTAATATTTGCATTATAGTACAGTAATCAGACCTGTCAAATGTATCAGCTATACGTTCATACACTTCATGTGGAATCATTCCAGCAACACTGTTGTTATGAAATACTGTTGTATAAAACTTACCATCTATCTTACTTCTATGGGTTACTCCTGCCCAGTTATCATGCTTTTCCATCATCTTTTTTATCTTTATTAGACCATATACCTGTAATACTATCTACACCCAACATTGCTGCTGAACCTAATAGTACACTATCTACTACAATAGGTGCTTGTTTATCTACGATTGTACAATATACCATTACTCCTACGCAGATAAACCATCCTAATACCCCACATACACGTTTACTGCTTATGCTCCCCTTAGTAGATACTAGGATGGATTTAATTATCTCTCCTGCTTTCATTATCGTACAATTGAACTTATTAGAGCTATTGTTCCAAATTGGAACGCTTGACCTATGACTCCTCCAATCATTGTAGCAGCCCAGTCTAGCCAATCAAATTTATTTCCATACTGTTTATCTTTATATTCAGCAGCTAATGCAGCGCCAAATGTACACAGTATTGTACCGAATGCGGCTGTTAAAATACCAGCATATACGTGCTTTGGTCGATTACTTTCTTTCAGCCATTTTGGTATAATTTTATTTATAATAGATTTAATCATAATATAATCTCCTTTAATTTATTAGCTAATTTTTGGGCATCTGGGTGAGCTGATTTAGCACACCTTAGTCTAAAAAACTCATACCATTGAGACTCTGTACCAGTCATTAGTAGCTCTGTTTTTGTAGCATTTGGGAGTATTGCACGAGCCTCTTCTGGTTTTAACTTATAGTCGTTTATCATTGTAAGATATGCCTTTTCGGCATCTAGTAGTTGTTTATCAAAGAGTAATCTAGCTTCTTTTGGTGTTTCTTCTGTATACCAATAAGGCATTACAAATGTGATAATATTGTTAAATTTACTTTTTGTATAGTTACAATAACGCTAGCTTTCCATTAAGAATGAGAATACTCTGTGTCTTACAAATTCGTGTGATATACCTCTATCACATATAAAATCAGCTGTAATTCTACGTTCATGACTATCTGTTGGTTCACATATGTACTTTAAGTCTTGCAATAATTCTGCTTCATACATAAAGCGGTAGTTTGTAGTAATGTACCATCCACTATCTTCTGAAATATAGCATGTACAAAATGGACTTAATTGGTATGAATCTGCACCAACACCTTTTGGTAAATGTAGATAGACTGTACCGTGTTCTAGTGGAGACATATGACCTAACTATATTAGTTTTTCTACAAATTTCTCAGCACTGGTACTATTTCCATATATGTCGTATGTGATATTATCTTCTGATTTATACGCTAATCTACCAGCCTTTTCTATCTGTTCATACACACCTTGTATACCTGGTTTTTGTGCTATAACCTTTACTGAACTATGTACTAAATTCATGATTTATTTCTATTATTTATTATTACTTGTAATCGCTCAAAACTAATTGGCATGTAGTTGTTATTGTCTACGCCGACGTCATATTGTGTAGTACGTAAAGTCTTTGCTTTTTCTGTGTCGTTTGTACTTATCTCTTGGCCACTGTGTATATGTCCGAATAACTGCCATGCACCATGATGGTCTCCATTAAAACACAACATTGGATAGTGACAAAGAACTATATTTTGTGTATCAATCTTAATCTGTTTGAGATTACATATTTCTTTAAATATTCCAGCTTTTTCAAGTTGTGTTTGCATATAATAATCATGGTTGCCGAGAATAAGATACTTGGTTCCGTTCATCTTGTTGAACAACTCTTTTAAAACCGTAACTGAACAAAACCCTATATCTCCTAATACAAATACTACACCATCTTCTGGTACAACTGTATTCCAATTGCTAATTAAAGCAGCATTCATTTCTTCTGCATTTATGTATGGCCTACCACAAAACGTAATTATATTTTCGTGGTTAAAGTGTAAATCAGATGTAAAAAATACTTTGGTTTTGTCAAACTTTTCCATTACTTACCTCCTCAAATTCGGTATATGGGATGCCGTCTTTTTCTTCAATTTTTTTCTTAGTTAATTCTTTATCTAGGTCTTGTAGAGCCTTATCTTTTTCTTCTTTGTTGGCCTTAATTCTAGATGTTATTTCTTTAAGCATCGCTTCTCTTTCGCTAGCATATTTAGGGTCCATTAACATTCTAGTTAGTACAGCCTGTGCGTTCTTATAACCCTCATAATCTTTAAGGTTACCGTTTTCATCTTTCTCTGTACCAAGCTTATCTACTAAGTCTGAAAGCTCTTTTATTGTATAGTCTTTTAACCCATCTTTTCCTGCTTTACGTAGTAAGTTACCTTGTTTGTCGTATAGATTTGCGTATTTATTTATCTTTCCCATTGTTCACTGTCTTTATTGTACAATCCATGTTTTAGTCTATATTTCTGCTCTTTTTGTATTAGTTCAAGAGCTTGCTTAAACTTATCATCTGTTACAGCCTGCTTCAAAGTGTAGCACGTATTTTGAGCATTCTTTTTCTACTTCTTTTCCATCATCATCAAGTACAATGTGTGTATATTTCTGTTCATCTAACCACTTGTAATAGCTAGTAAAGGCCTATTTTCTTTCTAATCTAGTGCTGTACTGATGTATACATCTAAGCATCTGTTTAGCATCAACAGCCCCTCTTGCACGTAGATAAGATATATCTTCTAAGAAGCTTTCTACACCCTCTAAACCAAACTTATCTTTAAGTGTTTCATATTCTTTTCTAGCCTGTAAGAAGAATGGATTATCTTCTTCATATTGCAGTGTCCCAGTAGCAATGTACGTAGCATTTAATGGCGTACCGTGGATGAAAAAGTATTTACACGTATGAGTAATTGGCTTATTTAAAGTCTTCAAAGATAGAAAGTCTGCATAGTATAATATTGCATTTAATTCTACGTCATTCATGTATTTTGTATATGTAAATCATAACTGATTATAATAACGCCCTCTAAAATAGCGTTTATTTGCGTTCTAAGCGATTATCTCCATGTGACTGGGCAAGTATACCAGAACGTATATTTAAAGCGCTTATATCGAAAATAAACTATATTTTATGTAAGACTTGGATATTATATAATTTATATTAGCTTAATATAGTATTATATATCTTACAAATAGTATAATCTATATAGTCTTACGATAGTATAAGTTATATATAGTTCTATAAATAGTATAGTATATATAGTCTTACAAATAATATGTTCTATATAGTATATATCTATATAATCTATATATACTTCTCTAATCCATCTTAACCCCCCTATAATCCCCCCTTCTCTTCCTTATAACGTAAAAAACTCAAAAAAGTTGCATATTTAACAAAATATTTTTCATTTTGCAACCAAATGCGTAAAAATTTACGTTATGGGGTCAAATTTGCAAAAATAAAAAGCATGACAAAGAAAATTAAAGTAATTTCTCCGTTCTACGGACTTGAAGTTGGAGATACGCTTACGTTATCAGATGACGGTAAGATGTATTTACTTGAAGTACACAAGGGTGTAAATTCAGAGACAGGGTTACAATCTACATTCGATTTCGTTTTCAAGATTGGCGCAAATAAAGCAAAAGAGCTTGTTGAGCTTGGCACATTTGCCTACGTTGAAGAAGAGAAAGAAAAGAAATCTTCATCATTCGTAAACGTTTTTGATGAAATTGACAACCTGCTCGAAGAGTTCCAAGAAGAGGCTAAGAAGTTTGTTAATACCAACGAAGACAAACCAAGTTGGTTACAAAAAGAACATTCAAACGTTATCGAAAGTAACATCGACCTTTTGATGTATCTTAAATCTTTGAAGAAGTAATGGAAGACAAAAAGATTATAGACCAAACAAAGTTAGCAGAAGATATTGCTGCTAAGATTGATTACGAATTTACCGATTTGTTTCTAGTAAAAAAGCTAGACCCAATTAAAGTAAAGAAAGAATTTAGTAAACCAATTCCGTCAAAGAAACAGAAAGACGGCGATGTAATTGATTACGACAAGGTTGAGACTGAGGTTAAGGAGGTTGATTCAGATTATGCAAAAGGCGTAGTGATTAAAGTTCCTATGACTTACAAGGCTGATACAAATCGCAGAGAAGATATACAAGTTGGAAATGTAATTGTATTTAAGCCAGGCTTAGCTCAAACGTTCGATTGGTTGAAAGATTCAGTTCTTATTTCTAGATTCGGAATCATCGCTATTCAGAAATGATAACATTAGAATAGATAATAAAAGAAGTTCAAAAAGAAACTGGTTATGATGAACAATCTGTTACAGCTGTATGTAGACATCCTTTTAACTTTACAGAAAAGAAGATGAAAGATGATGATAATACATTGGCAATATTGTTTCATGGATTGTTTAAGTTTAAACTAAAAAATAAATTTTTAAAGCTAATACAAAATGGCAAAGAAAGTAAATAAGCCCGCATTTGTAGTTGATGTAGTTGATGTCACTAAACCAGAAGCCTGGATACATAGGATGAATCAAGCTAAGTGTAAAGCTAAACTGCCAATCTCTATTTATGATTATGACTATGCTGTACAAGAGTGCGGTGTGGAAGGTTACAATAGTGGCTTTGATGAAGGTTTCCAATACGGTGAAGCCGTTACAATGCTTAGCACTGAAACTAAGCCTGTTGAAAAGAAGCAGAATGTTGTAAAGCGCTTTTGGAATTGGTTGACTAACAATAAGTAATCATGAAGTACCTAGCATTAGATGGATATTTAAAATACCAGGATGAAGAGCGAGGACGTCCACGAGATATAAACGGTTTTATATATTGTGCAGCGTTGGGACAACTCTATAAGCTGGAAGAAGATTCAGACATAGCTCATATTATACACAAAGATGGTGAGTTTATGACTGAGCACAAAAGCTTCAATCGTGGTACAATAATACTAATTACGTACAACGATGATATAATCGACATCGCAGACGGAAATAGAATGTCTGAATATATCACGGAAGTTGTTGACGAACGAATACAAATGCGCAACAAAGCAGAACAAGCTGAAACAAATTGTAAACATTCATGCGCTGGATAAAACATATAAGTCTCTAAGCCGTAGACTTAAATAACGGCTTATCCCTCCCTAGGTGGTGTAATTGGTAAATCAGCACGACAAGACACTAAATGATGTTTAATGTAGATGTACGTTCGACTCGTACCTTAGGGGCTCTGAAAACATTATACGCATCAAGCGTTTCATATTCATATGTATATTAGAACTAAGATGAGTGCAGCATCTATAAAACTGCACATATCGCGGAGTATATCAGAGGTAGATAACCAGGCTCATAACCTGTGAGGTCGGCGGTTCGAATCCATCCTCCGCAACGACTATGAGAAATTAATTTTTATATTTTTAGTATTTGAGGTTATAGACGTTGACGTGTGAGTCTTTAAACAGCGTCATAACGCCCTATGGTGTACGGTGGCACTGGCGGTCTCTAAAACCGCATATCTTCTGAGGATGACAGGGTGGGTTCGACTCCTACTAGGGCGTCTATATAAATTAATATAAAATAATACATGGAACTAAAAATTAAGAGATTGAACGACAAGGCTATAATGCCTATACGCGCACATAAGAATGACGCAGGACTTGACCTTACAGCCATTGATATTACACTAGAACTCAATGAGGTTGGTCAAACAGTACTTGTATATCATTCTGGACTTGCAGTTGAAATTCCAGAAGGTTACGTAGGCTATCTCTTTCCTCGTTCTAGCATTGCTAACAAATCAATGTTTCTAACCAACTGTGTTGGTGTAATTGATGCTGGTTATCGTGGCGAAATCATTGCAAAGATGCACATTACAACAGATGTTCGTCCTTCTGTATACCAAGTTGGAGAGCGTTTTGCACAATTGATTGTAATGCCGATTCCAGAAGTTACAGTAACTGAGGTAACAGAACTTAGCGAAACAGAACGCGGGGAAGGTGGATATGGTTCCAGCGATGAGAAATTGAGCGCACTGAATAATAATTCTGCACAGGAAGCTAGCAGCACAAACGATGCCGTACAAGCTGAGCAAGAATTTGAGTCAGAAGCGGTGGTGTCAACGGAGGGCACCGAAGTAAGTAAGTGACGCGTAACTAACTTACATGAGATGGCGTACATAGACTGGCAATATCTCACAGGTAAAAAGGGGGTCCCGATAAGGGGTCCCCTTTCCTTGTTTGTATAATCTTTTAATTATAGCACATGAAAAAAACAAAACTATTTGGCACTAGGATTATTGATAACATAGATATACCTAGGACTCCAAAAGTAATCATGTTATAGCGTGGTGAATATATCAACAACCATTAGTTTGAAGATGGGGATATATTTGATGCCAACTCCATTAAACGTATTGTAGAGCGTTTATAGGCACAATAGCCAGATATAAACATTGATGAAATATTAAAAAAAATAAAGCAGAATGGTCGTAAGTCTGATGTATTGACAATAGATTCAATAGATATGACAATATATACTATTGATGATACAAACGTAGCAAATACTTATGATAAAATAGTATACAGTGACGCACATAAAAAATTCCTAGCAATAAAGGCAGGATTTGCATATGCATAGTGGGTATCTACTGATAATTATGGGTCATCTGATGATTACAAAGAAGCATCTACAAAAATAATATACAATAAAACAACAGGCGTACTATATCGTCTGTTATCAACAGGTTTATCAGAAATATCAAGTTCATAGATATATGTTGGACAAATTGCACCAGAAGATAAAAGCAAGTTGTGGATAGACACTCGTGACACTACAAATCTAACACAGAATGATGCTGATGAGTTAAAGAAGATAAAAGCAGCACTCGCTGAAATATACAAAAACATGAGTGTTGTAAATAAAATAATACTCAACGGTGTAGTAGCTGGTGATTCACATTCTAGTGCTAGGGAAATTATCATGCGTTCAGCAGACCCTCTTAAACCAAAGGAGTCAAAAGATATTCCAGGTATAGTTAAAGATAAACCTAATACAGAAGGTATAGAACCTACTGTAAATCATGTATCTATAAAGATGGATACAGTAGCTAATTTCAGTAAGAATAGACAGAACCTAATAGACGGAGAAATATTATTTTATACAGATAAGAAACGTTTGGTTCTATATAAAGATGGGAAGTTCAATCTTGTAGGTACAACAGACGGTGGCTCAGGAGGTTCTGGTGGTGGAATTAGTGTAGAAGATTTATATGCTACGAAACTAAGGTATCTAAACTTTACAGATGGTGAATCTACATACAAAGTAGAAGTAAGTAAGTCTGGTGAGTTTATGATACATAAGAACATACAAACTCCAACTGGTATAGGTAACCTAGATGGGTCTTGGGGAGTATTTATAAATCACCTACTTTGTATAAATGAAGTATATTGTGGTGGACAAGGCTCAGAAGACTGTATGTGTTCACACAACTTCGTAGAACTTGCAAATGGTTCAACAGAAGATATTAACTTAAATGGTATATATTTACTCTATACAGATGGTACACCATATGGTGGAGGTACAAACGGATATAAGTGGCATACCTTACCGCTGAGTGGTGTAATAAAAGCAGGTTCTACATATTTGATACGTGGTGCTAAATGTAATGATTATAATTCTTAGTTCATTGATGTTAATACGTATGACCAAGAATGGTTTTCAAATGGCGAATTAATAAAATTCAGCCAAACTTGTTCTAGCTTCTATTTGTGTGTTGGTAGTCCAATAGATAACTGGGTGTACGATTCCAATGGTAATCTATATGCTGTTGGAGAACTAGCTTCTCCGTGGAATAAACAAAAGGTAAATAAAGG